TTCTCAGTTCTAAATTGCATTACTAATTCTTCTTTATCGTTAACAACAGCACCATGTATTGCTCTTGATGAACAGTCTACTCCGAGTATCATTTCTCACCTCCATATGTTCTCAAGGCTACGATTCTACTTATAGTATTATATGCAGTTGTATATGTATTTAATAGCCCTGATAATTCTTTTAAAGCTATTTCTTTTTCTATTATTTCTTTTCTTCTATTTTCAAGTCCGGGATACTTACTAAAGATTTCACCTCTAATTTCATCTTTTACGGGTTTCTTCTTACCTCCATTCTCTCTTTCTTGGTATAGAGTATACATAGCTTTAGAGTAACCTTCTTCAAAGGCTGCTTCCAAAGCATTTCTTTCTGATTCTCTTTTTGAGATCTCTGTTTCTAAATATGCTTTGTATCCACTATACATTACTAGAAACTCTTCTAACTTCTCATTGTTCGCATTATATACTTGCGAAAACATTAATTCGGGTTTATCAGATTTATCAATTACTAATTCATTAATAAGTAATTCATTAATTGATTGCCTAGCTCTACCGAGAGCTTTTATTGGAGTCCATTTATCGTCTTCCATTAAACCTCCTTACATTTGCACCACTTATCACCTGTACATTTTTCAGGAATGGTTCTCATATCCATAATTTTAAGTAGTCTAGTTAATATATCATTCCAAACTTTATCATTAAGTTCTTGTAAAAATGCTTTTAATTTTTGATCATTTTTGTTTTCATATAATACTATTCCATGGGATACAGGAATCTCTGCAGTTTTATTGTAAAGATTCATATAAGTATGTAATTGTAATTTATGTTCAGGTTTCGCTTCTTTTAAGTTGTCAAAACCTCTAGTGTTTATAGATTTTAATTCTATAGGTACAGTCCCATATTTTTCATGGGAAATTAAAAAGTCCATACGTCCTGATATCGGAGGTAAGTCATTCTTCAAAGATATTTCTCTACCTAGAAGTATACCCATTTTTGAAAAATACTTATCTACTCTATCTTCTAAAGAACTACCATTATCAAATATCCTAGCTAAATTACCATTTATTGTAGATACTTCTAATAATCCATTATATGCCATAAACACGAATCTATCACAAGGATTAGAGACTGAAGATGGGAAAAATACTCCCGGTCTTGGAGGATTCTGCTTTTTATTAAGATGTGTATCTATAGCTTTTAATAACCATCTATCTTGAACCCCTCTTACGATTGATTTTTTCCCAAGCTGTTTAATGCCTGCCATACTTCCTCCTTAATATTAGTCTTAGTAGTTGATCTAATATGAATAATATTTTCTATGCCCATTTGTTTTAAATCTGCATCTCGTTCTCTATCTTTTTTTCTTAGATGTCCCATAACACCATCAGCTTCAACAACTGTATCTATTTCTGCTATATAGAAATCTACAGTATATTTACCAAATGGAGCTTGGGTTTCATATCTAAGCCCTGTTGAATCAAGAACTTCTGCAACTTTCATCTCCTGAGCAGTATAATCTCTAGGAAATGTCATCTAAAAGCCTCTTTTCTAGTTCTGGACTATCTATAAAATGTTGTTTAAGTCCATTCATACCTTGAGCTTTTACGTCATCATAAGTATACCATGCACCTGCTTTTTTAATAAATCCTTGTTCTATAGCTTCTCTTAGATAGCTTTCTAATATATCTATACCACCATCTACTCTGAAAGGAACTGCAGCAGCTTTCCAGTTTTGTCCACCTACTTTAGTCTTTCGTAGTCTTACTTGCATATCAAATCCAACTTTCTCACCAGATTCTTCAATCCACCCGTTTCTTCTAACTTCTAGTAAGAAATGGGCAAAGTAAGTTTGAGCCTTACCACCCGGCATATTTGCTAATGCAGTAGGTCCCATGCTAGCCCTAACCTGATTAATACAAATTAAAGCAGTTCCATTATGTAGACTAGGTAATAGTCTTGGTAATGATGAATTGACAAATCTTGCTTGCCAAGCCATAGGACTGAATGAAAAATCCTCGTCCATATTCTGAGCAGGTACTAAACCTGCAATACTATCTAATACAATCACGTCAAATTCACCTGATGTTGCTAATGCTTTTATAGAATCCATAGCTTGTTCACCACTTGATGGTTGTCCTACTACTACTTTACTTGCATCTATACCACATTTATTCATCCAATCAGAATCCCATGATAGTTCTGTATCTATCCAAGCTGCTCTACCACCTTGTTTTTGTACTTGTGCAACTATCTGAGATGATAAGTATGACTTACCTACATTTGTTGGACCATATATTAAGGTCATTCTTTTCTTAGGTATGCCACCACCTGTTAAAGTATCTAGTGCTGGGATACCAAAAGCTATTCTACCATAGTCAAATACATTACTATCTCCCATAGTTAAATTAAGATTTTTATCTTTTAACAATTCTCCAATTGCTTTTTCTGCTGTATCTTTCATTTGTCCCCTCTAGTTCTTATAGCTTCTGCCCATGCAAAGTAAACAGAACATGCTTGTATAATTTCTTCGTACATATGTCCATCATCTTCTTCCCATATTGCCCTAGCTACTTCTCCATTTTCTTCTGTAGCAATGACATTCCAATACATATCTGTGTGTTTAGTTTGATCTCCATACATTGAATCTTGTCTTTCTCTTTCTTTTAAAACATCTTCTAAGACTTGTGCTCTAGTCATCTCACTCATTAGTTTCCTCCAAAATCTTATCCAAGTTTGTATCTACTTGTTCTTTTACTGTTTCAAATATCTTGTCAGCATATTCTTTTGATTTATTAAGTTGTTCATCTAAAGGAAGATCAGTATCTATATCATGTATATCTAAATCTATTCTTCCATATTGGTTGTTATTTAGGTTTCCTACTCTATAAGTAAAACCTAATTTTACTCCTATCTTAGCCATCTTTCTTAGCCCTCCTTCTATCTTTTAAATAGCATGCTGTACAAGTATAACCATGTCCAGACTTTGCTTGTTTCTTTATATTTACTTTTATTCCACAATCATGACATTTATTCCAATTACGTCTTGCCATTTTGCTCCTCCATGTGCCTTATTAATATTTCATATTGTTTATAATTATATGGATTTCTACCTCTATGTAAAAATAATTTTTTTAGATTATCTGTATGTGTTAAAAAATCTTTATATGATATTGATCGTGTAATATTTAGTTCTTTAACATTATCCACTAGAACTAACGTATCTAAATTATTACCAGAGTCAACTACTGCTTTTTTTATATTTGTTATTAAATGCTCATCAAAAGTTGATGCCTTGAATTCCTTATTACCATCATTATCTTTTAAATGTGTCAAATTTAAAGTAGATGAGTCTTTACGATCTCTCATAAATATATTAGTCGATGGGTTATATTCTCCTACAACCGTACCATTATTTTTTCTTATTGGAATCATGCTTTAGCTCCTTATCAATTAACATATCTATGTATTGTTTTGCTTTCTTGAGGTCTTGAATACCATTCTTATTTTTATACCTACATATATATTTTATCACATTACCCTGTGCAAAGTCAAGTTTATTCGCCTGTATAAAATCCCATGGTTCTATCTCCATGTGGTAATGTACTGGATCTATATCGGCAGTATTTTTTTCTTCACTTAAACCGGGTATTATAATATCGTCAATACCTACTTCTTTTTCATCAGCTTCTCTGTTATAGGCTTCTGTAAAACTATATTTTTTATTCCCCATCTTTTCTTCTACCTTCCATTCTTTTAATTGTTTATATTCTGGCATTGATAAATTAGGGTAGTTCTTTTTTCTATCTTGCCATTGTCCTTCTGTAAAATCATAAGGAGCATTTGGATTTACCCATCCTGCTGTCATATTAATCTCCTATATTACTTTCTATTTCTTCTAAAGTAGCTGTTACGAAGATTGGTGTTTCTTCTCCATACCATGCACCCATTGTATTGTAATCAAAATATTCTATTGCCATCCCATAAAGATCATCTTCATCTTCTAAATTAGGATCTTCTTTAAATTGATCTATCAATATATCTATACATTTTGATGCATCATATACTGCTACTGGACCTCTAAATTGTTTATATCCTAGTCCAATAAAAGCATCTTCATACTCATCATATAACATAACTGATTCTTCACTTGCTTTTAAATATTCTGTTAATTTATCATGTAGATTCATGATTCCCTACTCTTTCTTAGCTTATTAGCTTTTTGTAGTTGTCTTTTAACGCTCTTAGGTTCAAAGACTTGTTTCTTTCTATATTCATCCATAACTTCTTCTTTTTGAACCTTTTTAGTAAAACGTCTTAACATTTTATCAAATGATTCACCCTTCTTTAATTTAACTTCCATGTCAGCTCCAATCTATACTATGTACTAATTTTTGTTCTTTTACTTCTACTACAGGTTCTTCCTGTATAGAATCTTTTCTTTTAAAATAATCTTTCTTTACTGCCCAAGATGGTTCACATATTTCTATATCAACTTCTAAAGGTATGCGTAGAGTATTTTCTACTAACGTATCCCTAATTAAGTTTGGTAATGTCTCCATTTCATCCTTATGTATCTCACATATTATCTCATCATGTACTTGTAAAAGTAAATTACTCTTAAAGTTTTCTAATAATTTATGTACTTGTATCATTCTTTCATTAAGAATGTCGGCACTTGTGCCTTGTACAAGATAGTTTATACCTTTATAGCCTAAGTTCTTAGGTATTTTATATACTCTACCATATTTATTTTTAATCTGTCCTAATAATTCTACTTTTCTAACGACTGCGTTAAAGAATTCTCTAGAACCTTTGATACCATCAAAATATCTTTTCTTATAATCTGCCGCTTCTTGCGATGGTACACCTAATTGTATACCTAATTTCTGATTACCTATGCCATATATGGTGCCAAAGGTAATGCTTTTAGCAGTTTGTCTAAACATTTTAAACGTATCATCATCTTCTGTGACATTAAATGCAAGTTTAGCAGCTTCTCCATGAAAGTCTACGTTTGATTTTGTAAGCATTTGATTTACATCTTCGTTTTGTAGATAGCTTAGGAATACCCTTACCTCCATTTGTGAATAATCAAAAGATATTAAAGAATAATCTTCTCTAGGCACGAATAGATTTCTAATAGCTATCTGACCTTCTTGGGTTTTATCAAATGAATCGTCCCCAACGAAAGTCCAAGTGTTTAAAACCTCGTCACTTAACCCTTCTACTCTACTTGTCTGCCCTTTCGCAGCTAATGTTGCATTAATTCTACCTTTTAGTTCCTTTTTATCAGTTTCACTTAGCTCTTTATCGACTAAATTAAAATGGTTCCTAGGAATATTCTGTAAATTAGGGCTTCTAGAAGATAATCTTCCTGTTAATGTACCCCAATTACAAAAAGTTGTATGTAATTCTTCTAATTCTAGGAAAGGTTCTAAATATGTAGACCTTAACTTCTCTAAAGCTCTATATTGTCTTACATATCCTGCAATTGGATCATTTATTTGTACTAATGCAGCTTCATTCCATGATTGTTTCCCCTTTGCAGTCTTCTCAGGAGATTTAATACCTCTTTCATTTAATACTTCCCCTAATTGTTGAGTGCTATTAAGATTAAACTCTTTTCCTGCAAGATTTAAGACTCTTTTTAATATTTCAGTCTTTCTATCTTCTATTTTAACCATAGTTTCTTTAACATACTTATTATTTATCTTTATGCCATGCCCTTCCATAACATATAATACTTTAGTTAAAGCCATCTGCATCTTCCAGACATTACCTTGATTTGTATCTTTAATTAATTTTGACCTGTCATTGTAGAGTTTAGCTGTATAGAGGACATCTTACTCACAATAAGGTCCTAGAACGTCTACAGGAGCCATAGAGAAGTCCTTATGCCACTTATTAGACCTTAAGAGTTTCTTAGTTTCTATATCATAACTAGCATGCTTCTCTCCATAGCTTCTTTTTATGGTGTTAGTAAGATCTAAATCTTTAACAGTAGATGGTTCTGTTAATCTTACCATAGTAAGCACATCTACTAAATCTTTATCTTCTACTACCAAACCTTCTTTTTCTAGGAATCGGAGATCGAATTTGATATTATAACCAACAAGGTGTTTTGTTGTGTTCAACCACGCAATTAAGGCTGACAAACACTCGCTAGGAAGGTTAGTCCCTACTTGTTGATGTCGGAAAGGGAAGTAGTACAAGTCTGAGTTGTTACCAAATCCAATTCCGATTCCACATATTTGATGCATACCATAGGAATCAAAACCATTAGTTTCTACATCCACTACTACTGAGTGATTATCCAATGTAGGGAGTATCTTATTAAATGTATTTTGATCTTTGACTATCATTTAAAATAAATCATCCTCTGTATCATCAGTGCTAAATGTAGCAGTTTCTTTATCGCCTTCAGGTGCATTACCATATCTATCCATGTAGTAATCTTTGATAGGTGGTAATTCACTAATTTCAGCTTTTCTATCTTCAGGTACAATTGTATCTCTAGTTGTAGCTGCAATAGTGTATGACGTATCATACATACCTGCACCTGTTCTTTTGATTCTAATTACACCCTTGTCTAATTTACCCCAATCATTGTAGACATCTACAAGTTGGTTCCAAATGTAGTCACTTCTTCCGAAGCCTAAAGGTACAACTTTGAAATCGTCAACAGTCTGCTTGTACATTTTCTTGCCTGCTGGACCTTCTATTTCCTCCCAATCATCCATTTTCTTTTCAGAGTGTATGATTTCGTGGACGTATGCCCAAAAAGCAAACTTATGTGATGGTCTAGAATCAGATGGTACAGAGCTTGAGTCTACTGAATCATCCGATAATAAGTTAATCCATCGGTTTCCTGACCTGTATGTATACAGATAGATTTCATCTAATAATGCATCCCCTTCTTCTCCTGAAGCAACTGGAGTAAGAAATGCTTGATCACCATCTTTAAACCAAATCTCTTTACCTAGAGATTGATTCTCTGATGGGTTTAATACTGCTTCACGTTTTTGCAAAATTTTTGCTATTCCTGACATAGTAAATCCTCCTTTACCAATAATGTCTTTTTGCTATTACTTCTTTGAGTAATGCCTCGGAACGTACATCTTGTACGTCCTTATATTTCTTTGGCACCTTTATATATGATACCATAAAACTGGTCGATATGTCAAGCATTGCTCTCGATATCGCCTTTTGTCCTGCTTGATCATTGTCAAAACATAAGATATATTCTTCTGTCTGTAATGATCGCAGTATATCCAATTGTGCTGTGGACATTGTTGCCCCTAAAATAGCTACACTTGGATACCCATTCTGTGTTAGCCACATAGTATCTAAAGAACCTTCAGTTATACAAATGTATTTATGTCGTCCTTCTAATTTATTAGCTCCAAACATAACTCTAGATTTCTGTAAACCTTTAGAATACATATACTTTGGGACTGCGTTCATCCTTCTAGTAACAGATCCAACAAGTTTACTGTCTAAATTATGTATTGGTATAACTAAATCATTATACTCTGTGCTTCCACATCCCCACTTTTTTAAGGTTTCCTCTGTAAAGCCTCTATCATATGCCCATATTGGGAATTTAGATGTATCAGCTTCCATAAAATACTCAGGTCTACCTTTTATAGTCTCCTCTAAATCATCAAATATATCTATTGAAAAATTAACTTCGCTATCAAGCAGTAATTTTGTCAAATCAATAGAATCAGAATTTAAGTATCTTTTTAAAAAACCTTCTAATGAACCTGCTCCACATCCTGCAAAACAAATCCATACGCCTTTTTCGGTATTAATTGAACACGAAGCTACACTATCATTATGAAAAGGACATCTAATTGTAAACTCTTCATGTTCACTAGGTACATCTATTCCATTCTCTAATAGTAATTGTGCCCAATTTACCATTAATTAGCTTCTTTTATTTTATTGATTACTCTCCAATACTCTTTCATTAAAGCACTCTGTTCTGCCTTGCTGATCTTCTTATCTTCAACTGCTTTTACTGCAGTATCTATAAGTTGAACAACTTCAGGTATCACATCTGAATACTTATTAAAAAGAGAGTAATATTTCATAATCATTCCTAGAACTTTCATATTTCCTCCTTAAAAGTCTCCGTTGTTAAAAATGTCTTCCTCAGTTTCTTCTATATGTCCTGTATCGACTTTCCAGTCCATTATAGAAACATCTGATGCGAGGACTCCATCTCTGTATTTTTGGTATTGAATTAACCTCTTATCCTCTTCGTCCTCTACTCTACACATTGCCATAGCAACATCTGCAGCACGAATTAACGCATCTCCAAAGGCTACTTGATCTGCTCTAGGTGGCTCAAATACATTTGCAGCTTCCCTAGTTGCTTGTGTTGATACGAATATAGGAGTGTTAGTGCTAAGAGCTAAAGTTTTCATACCATAAAACAATGAGTGAGATTGTTCCCACATTGCTTTTCTACCGTCTCCGGCTGAAATTAAGTATATACCATCTAACACAACCAAATCAGGAGAATGTTTTCTAACCAAAGTAGCTATACTCTCTAATGAGATACTACTTTCTCCCTGAATATGGTCACATATTAGTAATGGTCTACCATTTAATTTTTGTAAAAACTCTTTATATTTATCTTCATCTATTGGCTTACCTGTTCTAAGAGCAGAATGTGAGAAATTATATCCCATCATCTTAGCTAATACTACGTCAGCTCTTAAACTAATAGCACTTGTAGGCATCTCAGTAGAGATTAATAATGTTTTGTGTCCATTCATCATTGCTGTTGCAGCAACTTGAATACACATCCATGTTTTACCTACAGTAGGTCTTGCAAACATTGCTATAAGTTCTCCCGGCATCCATCCAACACCTGTTTTATTTAGTGCCTTAAAAGGAGTAGGAATACCCATCATACCTTCTCCCATTTTCCTCTTCTTACTTTTTTCTTGCCACTCTGAATATCTACCTTCTGCTAAAGTATCATAAGCTATCACATCTTCATCAAATACAACTTCTATATCATTTAAGTTAGATTGTATATGTGATAAGGCTTTTTTAGCATCTTCTTTTAGTAATTCTTTATTCGACTGAAATGCTGATACTATGTTTCTAAATAATACTTGATTCTTAAATGAGTCTATTGCGTAATCTAAATTAAGACTATTAGCAGTAATATCTATCGTTGGATAGTTTTCTATTAATGTATCTGATGATGGAAATGTACCATAATCATCAAAGTGTTTATTTATAAATTTATAGGCTTCGCCATGTTTTGCGAAATCTTTTGCTGAATATCCAAACTTTTTAATGGATTCTTTATCACTTAAATTAAGTAATATTCCAGACTCTATATACTCGTAACTTTCCATACTACTCTCCTGCTATGTGTAAAACTCTATTGCCATCCCCATGTACATAACATTTTACTTCTTTGCTGGCTATATCATTTGCCATGAGTGTAGCTGCATTAATGCAATCATATACTCCAATAATAGTTATATGTTTAGTTTTGTTATGTATACTTATGACTCTATATATATTATTACTATTCATATTACTATTATACACTTTTGTGTTAGCCTTTGTCAAGCCCCCTTTTCTACTTCTCTTCATTTACTACTACTCCTTCTAAATCTTTCTCTAAATCTTTTAATCTTTTCTTATCTGTTGCAGTAGGTAACCATTTAGAATTTAAAATAGTATATGCTCTCCATTTCTTTTTCATATTAGGATCTGGAGAGGACACAACAGACCAATATAATTTAGGATCATGATCTGTTAAATAATACTTAATCCCATTTGTAAAATAGTTAACAGAAATACTACCAGCGTTTCGGATTATGCAATTGTACATAGCCGATAGTATCTCATATACTGAGTATTTTTCCAAAAGAGCTTTTAAAGATTTCATTTCATTACCAATAAAGTTCCTTGGCTCATATTCTTTTTTATGTTGTTTAGAATATAATGATTTAAATTCTTCAAATAAATCTTTTGAATTATAGTGACTCTTTCTCTTCGTTTTCTTGACCATAAAATATCTTCTCTATCTTTATCCTAAGATTTTGGCGAACTCTATATGCTGATTTACTAATATCAACAGATATTTCATCCATAGTCCAACCCTCTAATCTTAACTCGACAAATCTTTTCTCACGATCAGACAAATTAAACCTTGACAATTCATCTTTTAGTTCTAATAATTCCCATTCTTCTTCGTATCCAATAGCTTTTGCTATATGATTAGGTAAGAAATCGGACTCATAATCTAAAAAAGTCTCATCATAACTAACAGTCATAGGCTTTCTCTGTGCCTTACTAATTAAAGTTCTAATCGTGTTCACCATCGTGGTATGTAAGTAGGTATGAAAGATGCTACCTCTATCTTCTTTATATGCCTTAGCCGCTTTCATAATAGAAATTCTAAGTTCTTGGGCTAAATCTTCTCGATCATATCCTACTACATACGTTGTTTGGAGCATTTTATGAATCTTAGGCTCCCATTGCCTAATCAATTCATCGTTTATCTCCATTTGCTACCCTTCCATTTCTACGCTAATCGTTTGAGGTTTAGCTTCTTTGTGTTTAGGTAAACATACAGTTAAAATTCCATTTTTATAACTAGAAGTTATCTTCTTGGAATCTACACCATAATCTTTTACTGATATATGTTTCTTATAAGGACCTGTCTTTATACCTCTGTATAAGTATTTGTTCTTATCACCTTTAGTTTCAGAAGTTGTTGCTTCTATTACTAAAGTATCTTTATCTAAGGTTACAGAAAGGTCACCCTTTTCTACACCCGGTAGTGAAATTTTGACTTCGTATCCCATTTCTGATTCAATTACATCTAATGGATATTTGTGAATAGTTGAACCTACCCACTTATCACTAAAAAAGTCTGCAAAAATATCGAAATGATCAGCTGTTCTTGTTGCTAATGTTGTCATATCTCCTCCTAATAATTAATTTGTAAAGAGGGGAGTGAGGTAAACCTTTGTTTATTCTCATCTCCCCATCCGTATCTTTTTGTATTAATAGAATTCCTTAATACATTATTAATTATATCATATCAAAGGTAGGTAAGTCAAGTATTTTAGTCGGAATCTGACTCTTTTGAACTTCGATTTGCTGTGGAATACCATCCAGAACCTTGAAACTGGACAGAAACTGAACTGATTAATCTAGTTGCTTTTGTGTTGCAACTAGGGCATTTAGTTGTGGGTCTAGAATTAAAGCTCTGAATCTTTTCAAATTGTTCAGAACATTTTTTATCGGTGCATTTATATTCATAAGTCGGCATTATTATCTCTTTTCGCTCTATATGTACATTTTTGTTCGCAATATATGTGTTTACATCCATTTTTTATAGCTGCTGTTACTTTAGATCTAGATCTTCTAAATTTTACTTGGCAATAATGACAAGTGAATAAAGGATTTCTATAGTTATATTTACATTTTTCACTACAAAATTTACGTCTAGCATTAACAAGTTGATTACATTCTGGGCAGATATAAGTAATCTTTTTCTTTCTAGGTGGATTTGTAGGCAAGTTAGCTTTCTTTAATATAGAATGTGTCCAACTTACAGAAACCTCTACCTCTTTTGCAATCTGACGTGTTGACAT